GTCCATCCAGAGAATCAGCGGGACTTCGTCCTCGTTGATCAGTTCCTGGCAAAAGCAACACCGATCTTCGGAGGGGTCGTGTGTATCGACGTACCAAAACAGCGTGCCGTCGAATTCGATTGAGCCCTTCATGACCGCTCTAGCAATTCGAGTAAGGACTTGCGGCAGCGATCGAGCGCGGACTGCGCGGCCAGCAGCTGTCGTATGGCCCGGCGTTCACGGCCTCGATACCTGTTAAACGTCTCAAGGCGGTTGCACCAGCCCTCCAGCCCGTTGCAGATCTCCTCGAGCTGCGACACCCGCAGACGGACCGCGATCGTGCGTCTGGTGCTCATTGCGCGACTCCAGCGAGAAGCTGCGCACAGAACGCGATGATGCGATTCGCGGAAGCGTTTCGAACGCCGTCCCACTCGCCACCGTACTCCGGTCCCAGGCCGCGATGTTGCGCGTGGAAGCTGACCTGTTCGATCGTCCGCGTCGGTATGTCGACGTACATGATGTAGCGATGCGGCGAACCCTCAGCCGCGGCGCGTTCGTCGAGTTGCCATCCCCATCGGATCCCGAGCTCGTCGGAGTGGCGCACCAACACCGCAGCCAACTGCTCGAGCGCCCAGTTCTTTCGGTCGTAGGCCATGCGGCGATACGAACCTTGTCCGCGGATGCCACCGCGATACACCTTCGCCCTGGCGGAGTTCTTCGACGCGCGAAAGAGATTCAGCGCGACGACACCGACGGGCCCGAGTTGCTCGAGCTGTGCATAGAGAGCACGCGTGTCGTCGCCGTTGGAACCGTCGTAGATCTCTCGAACGGTCATTGCTTCACCGCTCCGTCGTTCATCTCGAGCCGCAGCTGCAGGTCGAGCGTCTCCGTCTCGTTCGAGCACGTCACGCACAAGAGCGCGTTGGCGCCCTTCGTGGAGCCGCAGAACGCGCAGAGCCCCAGGTCCTCCCGGCCTTTGCGCGCCAGCCACTCGAACAACTCCGAGCGCAGCGGGTCGCCGCACAGAGGAACCGCAGCGCGGAGGACCTGGCCGACGAAGAGCGCCAACGTGGTGGGTTCGAACGAACCGCCGTTGATGGTCAGCAAGCGCGCGAGCTGCTTGGCGCGGCGCTGCAGCAACTTCTCGTAGAGCGCACGCTCGTCCGGGTGCAGATCGACGCTCACCTACCGCTCCATTCCAACGAGGACCTGCTGACCAGCCGCGCGCAGATCGCGGGCCTTCGTCCCAGCCGCGGTGCGCTGCCGATGGGATTGGTCGTACGTGTTGTGACAGCGCTGGCACCAGGCGCGGAGGTTCTCGCGCGCGCAGTTCTCAGGGCAGTGATCGAGATGGCCGACGGTGAGCACCACGGTTGCGCCCGTCGCTGGATGATCGAAGCCATGAGCCGCTCGGCAATCCGGATACGCGGGCGATCCCTCGCATCGCCAGTCAGCATCCTGCTTGACGGCCAAGCTGATGGCTGGCCAGTCAGCGGGATAGCGAGCGGTGTTCTCAGGGCGAATCGGCATCACGGGCGGCTCGCTTTTGGCCGACGCTTCCTGCGTGGCGGTGTCGCCGGCCGAGAGCATTCGTGTTGTTCGCCGGACTGCACAACGTACCCGCACAGCGGGCACGCCAACGTCGTTCCCAGGACGTAAACGTGGCAGCTGTCGAAAGCTGCCTTCACCTTCAGCTTGCTCATGCGCGCCGCCTTCTGGGCTTCTTCACGGTTCGACCCTTCGCACCTTCAACGCTGCGGTGCAGCCGGCGCTCCCAGCTCCGGAGATCGCGCATGAGCGCACGCGCGGACTCGCGCGATTGCTTCACGTGTTCGACGACGATGTCGTCATCGCCCTGGTCTGTCGCCCACCACCGGAGGACGCGGATCGCTTGCTTCAGCGCTCCAGGGTGGACCGTCGGGTAGTCGCGCCATCTAAGCGAGCCTCGCGCCGGCTTCATGCCCGCTCTCCCAGAACCCGCGCTGCGCGGCGCCTCGCGGATAGGGATTCGACCCGATTGAGCGCTCGCCGCGGCCATTCGTCAGGCCGTGCTCGGCGCGCTCATCGTCGGCGCCAACCATGAACCCCCGGAAAAACGCGCGTCGCATATTCGGTGGCCGTGAGCCACCCTGTCGCTGCCACTCGCGGTCGACGTCGACGCAGGCCGTACAGAGTGTCTGCTCGCGATTCGCCCACCTGCACGAGCCAGGGCACGGCTCCATGAACGTGCATCCGCACCACCGACAGGTCCCTGACTTCAACATGACCCAGCGCTCGGCTTACTGAGCCCGGCGAGCCGACGGCAACTGCCGCGGCTCCTCGTCCACCACGGGCAAGAAGTTCGTGCTCCGGATCGCGCCGGTCACCTTCAGAAAGTCGACTTCGACTTTCGCGGACTCGACGAGCACCTTCGCGACGTCGGCAATGGCACGGGCCCGATCGAGCTCCATCGGCTTCTCGTCGTCCTTCAGCGCCTCGAGCGCTTCGAACAGGTGGTTCCGCAGGTCGTCAATCTTGTTTTGCGGCATGGCGTTGCGTCCTTCTTCGAATCGAATTCTTGAGCGCACCGAGCAGCTGAATCGTCTCGGCGAGCGGTTTCGGGTAGTTGTGCACCGTGTTGCGCAACATCAGCTCGCGGCGCGGGATGCATTCCAGGTTGTCGAGTCGGACGTCGGTCCGATCGCCGTTCTTGAACGCGAGCGCGTGACCGCGCGGCAGTGGACCATGCGCGGCTACCCACACGCGGCGATGCTCGAGCGTCCAGTTCCTCGTCCACGGCACATTGCCCGTGTCTGAGACCTTGCGGTAGACGTAGCCGTCGACCAGACGCGTGCTGCCGACCGGCATGTAGCGTTTCGCTGCCTGGCCGTTTCGCGTGCCTCCCTTGAACTGGTGCTCCCTCATGCGGCCAGGGCCCCAGCCTGGACGCCGCAGGCCCTTATTCGCCGGCACGTGGCCCTTCCGATAGCGGAACCTGGCGCCGACGTTGTCGCCGCGGCGCAGACGACAGGCGTGCGGGCTCGCCAGATACGCCGCACTCTTCTTCAGCCCGAGTTTCTTGGCACGGGCGTACACCGATTCGACCGTTCGACGGAGCGCGCGAGCGATCGTGGGCGTCGGCTCGTGCGGGTAGCGCGCCCTCATCAGCGCATCGTCGGCTGCGCTCCACAAGCGCTTCCCGGCGCGGAATCGATTGCCTGGCTGGATGGCACGCTGCCCCGTCATACGGCCGCACCCACCTTCGGCTTACTGTCCCAGTTGCCTGTGAGACTCTCGCGCTTCCGATCGCCGCTCCAGACGACCTCGTATTGGTCGTCCTCGCGATCGCGCACACGGCGCTGAATCTGTCCATCGAGCGTGCTCGCCGGCGGCGTGGAGGCCTCCACGCGCGAGACGCGAGCCTGCTCCTCCCGCTCGAGGCGCTCGAGGTGGGGCCGCACGTTAGCGAGCATGGCCGTCGCGCGATCGCGGCGCTGCTGCGACTGACTTGTCGCCAGAATCCGCTCGTTGTAGGCCACCATCGTCCGCGCCTCGTCGACGCTGCCAGGAATGCGTGCCTGGGTCAGTCGCGACACGTCAGGGCTCCTCCTTCGCCGGCTTCCCGGACTTGCTCAACATCCACCTGCGATCGTTGGTCTTGCCTTCGGCGCGTACGCGGCCTTCGGCCTGGAGACGCTTGACGGCGAATCGAATGGCGTGCGGATCGCCGCCGGTCTGCTTCGCCACATCACGCGGACGCTGCGGACCGTCCTTGAGAGCGGCGATGATCGCGTCCTTGATGGCCTCGTGGTCAAGGCCCGCGCTGGCGCGCGGTCGACCGACGACCCTCCGCTTTGGCTTTGGTCGTGTTCGTTCGTTCGTTCGTTCGTTCGTTCGTTCGTTCGCAAGCGTCGTGCCGGCTTCGTCGAACCGCTCAACACGCGCAGCGTGTCGATCGCGGACGTGATCCGATCGCGCTCCTGCTCGAGCACCGCGATCGCGGCCTGAATCGTGGCGTTCATCGGAATGTCTCCTCGGTGTAGACGCCGACCTGGTGCCGATAGACCGGGTTGTCTCCGACTCCCACCCGGCCGGATGCGCACAAACAGCCATTGCGATCAACGATGTCGTAGGCGTGCTCTCCAGTCTTCACGCGATACCCGAACGACTGGACCGGCGGTGTCTCTATGTCGCTGGCGAACACGAAGGCCTCTTCCAGCGACAGGTCTTTGAACGTCATGACGGCTGCTTGCAGCATCACCACCTCCGTCGAATCGCTTCGCGCAGCAGGGCTCCCCAGATCGCCATAGCGATCAGCGACAGCACGATCAGCTGCGTCACGCTGTTTGCTCCTCGCCGACGCTGTGGAGCGCCGACCACTTCAGCCAGCACGCGCATCGCGTCAGCCGAGTCGTCCCGGCCACCACCACGGTCGTCCAGCCAGGCGTGCGCTGGCACTCGACGCACGGATGGAACGGTTGATGGGCCGATCGGCGCAGCGCCTGCGCGAAGGCCTCGATGTCTTTCTTCCAGGTCCCGTAGCGCTCGACCACTTCCGCGAACTCCTCGATGTCGTGCTTGCGCGTGCGATAGACGATCCGACCCCGCTCGTCGACGGCGGGCTCTCCGGTCGTCGCGTCGTACTTCACCGTGGCGTGACACAGCTCGTGATCGAGCAGCGCGCGACGCTGGTGATCGGTGACGCTCTCGTGGAGCCAGAACGATCGCTGCAGCAGGATGACGAAGTCGAACGGCGCGAGCTCGCGATGCAGGTCGGTCGCCTTCATGCACTTCCCGAGAATCACGCGGCCGTCGACGTCGGGCTTCCACGACGTGCACCAGGCCAACGCGATGCGCGCGTCCGTGATCTCGGCGTGGTGCGCGTTCACGAGCTCGGCCAGCAGGCCGTACATCGGGCCGCCGAACAGACTTGGGCTGGCCGGGTCGTTCTCGCGAGGAATGACCTCGTACGCGACCTTCTTCGGCTTCGCCGATTTCCTCGCCCGCTTCATGACTGCGACTCCGCGAGCGCCCGACACGGCTGCGCGGCGATGGCGTCCTGAAGCTGCTGCTCGCATCGCTTGGCGATCTCCAACACTTCAAGGAGTCGCGCGTGCTGGAGCTCGTCGCCCACAGACCACTGCCCTGGCTCGTCGCCTTCGCGCACGGTCGTCACCCAGAGCCGATCCGGTCCGTCGAGCAGCGCCTGGCCGTTGACGGCGTGCTGGTTCTCGCCGACGTGCTCGAGCAGGATCCGCGTGACGACGAGCGGCACGACCTGCCCCACGAATGGCGCGCTCCCGAGGGGGCCGTCGCCGCCGGTGCCGCGCGTTTCGGCAACGCGCTGCAGGTCGTCCAGCGACAGGCGATACATCAACGTTTGTCCGAGTCTCAGCATCTGGGTCCTCCCTCCATGGGCCGCACGTCATCGAGTGCGGCGAACAGGTCCTGATCCACCGCGGTCTCCTCGATGACCTCGGCGTGGTCGACAACGATGCGCACGTGCGGCTGTGTCGTCGCGTAGGCCTTACTGGCGACCAGGTGGATCACCTGCGCGTCGTCGTGCCACAACACACCCTTGAGGGCGTCCTTCACGGCGCGCACGAGTTTGTCGACGTCAGGCTTCTTCGTGTGGTGCTTCACGCGCGCCGGCAGCGACTGCGGCCGCGGCAGGAAGAACACGATCGCCAGGCGCACGGCGCTCTCGAAGAACTTGCCGGCGCACTGCTGCTGCGCCGCGTTCCGCACCGCGATCTGCCAGTCCTTTGAGCCTTTTGTGCCCTCGGTGACGATCGCGCCCATCGTCCCGTCGCCGCGCTTGAACGGAAAGGCCTTCATGTTGCCCTTCGCCGCAGCGACACCGAGCACCGTGAACGTGACGGCGTCTGGCGTCATCGCCCACCTCGAGGTGCAAAGAACGACGGCTGATGTGGAATGCCGCTCGGCACGTCGTCGAGCTCGATGTCGTCGGCGATCGTCTCTGGCGGCTGTTCGCCGAACATCGCCACCCCGCACGGCTCGCAGCGGACGAACCGACTCGGCCCGGTCGTGACCTGCAGCCACTTCTCGCCGACGCGAATCTTCGCGCGGCAACTGCCGCACGTGTCCTCAATGCGCGCGAGCTTCCATGTCTTCATCGCAGCCTCAACTCCTTGAAACAGGTCTCGCACACGGGAGCTCCATTACATTCGGGACAGGTGTGTACGTCGCCGCACACGGCGCGGCAGTGCGCGCACCATGGTCGCGTTGACGTCGCCGAACGTGCCGACCAGAACTCGTCGATGGCGTGCTTGATGGCCGCCTGGACCTGCGTCGGGTCCGTAGAGACGGGCGTGGAGATCGCGGATGCCCGCGATCCACCCGCGCCGAAGATCCGCATCACTGGCTCGACCATCTGGCGGATCTCCGGTGGGAGGTCCTTGATCGTTCGCGGCACCGGACGCGGCCGTGGTGAGCCCGTGTCCTCGAACGATGCTTGGCGGGTCGCTGGGCGGCGACGGCCCAGCCTCGTCTCGGCGTACTCCACCGCGTCCATCGCTCGATGGACTTCCTCCGGCCACGGCGTCAGGTAGCCGATGGCGTGCGCGCGGTCCTGAATCCGCGCCTTCCATTCCTCGCCCGCAATCGTCGGGTCCTGCCGGAGCTGCTCCCTCGCCAGGAGACACAGCTGCCGGAACGAGATCGGCTGCCGCGTCTGGCGCACGGTCTTCCTCGTTCTGTGGTGAGCCGTTGTGTTGTGAACTCGATGAATGAACCGGCGCGGAGCGACGGTGTTCTTTCTGATCGAACAAGCTGGTTGGTGAAGACGTACTTCGATCGATCCGAGTACTTCGATCGGTTGAAGTACGTACTGGATCTGGATCTGGATCTGGATAGCTGGAGTCCTGCTGGTGGCGATCCTTTAGATTCAACGACTTGTCACCAGCAGGTTTCTCCAGCTGTGCTGGACCGACTCCTGGACCGTTAGCTGGACCAGCAGGGAGCTCGATCGGCGTCGCCACGAGCGCGACGGCGGGCATCCGCGAGGACTTTTCCACAGGGTTTTCAACAGCTTTTCCACAAGCCTCGAAGCGACCGCTCGGCGCGCGTTTCGCGGTCGCTGAACGCGACTGCCCGCCCTTGCGTTTCATGACCACGTCGATGCCGGCGTTGGAGCGGATCGCCTCGAGGCGGGCGTTCCAGTAGAGGCCGTCCTTCAGCTTGCGGAACTTCTTGCGCACCACCGACCAGAGCGCGAGCGCGTCGTCGACGGGCGCGCCGATGATGCGAGCGAGCTGCGTTGCGTCGTCGGCGGGAATGCCGTCGACGTCCCACTGGTAGCAGAGACACCGCATGTAGGCGCCCACTTCTGCGGGGGACATCGTCATCGTGCCGGTGAGGAAATCTCGGGCGTAGAGCATGAACGCGGGTGGTTTCTGTTTCGCTTTGGGCACCAGGTCACACCTGAATTCGCGTACGCGTCGACAGCGGCATCGACACTCCGTTCAGTGGTCTTGCACTTGTGATGGGTTGCCTACAAACCATCCCGCCGCCGACTCGATCACGCCGCCGAATGCGCTGTCTCCCGCGACGACTGCGGCACCGGATACTTCCCGCTCATCGCGTCACGCACGATCTGCTTCGTGTCCTCGGGGAAATCCTTGTCGAGCATCCAGCGGAAGAATCCCCAATCGCACTGCTTCAGCGGGACGCCCTGGTTCTTGCCGAACGCGATGCAGGCCTCGCCGTTGCGCCAGACGATCTTCCCGTCGCGATCGACGAACGACGGATCGCGCGCGAGCGCATCGAGTGCGTCGATGTCGTGCGGGAGATCCGCGTAGCGGTCGAACTGCCCGAGCAGCACGCGCAGCGTGGCCTCGACGTCGGCGTCGGTGCCGTGCGCGTCCTCGTGCACGACGCCGCAATAGAACGGCATCGCGGCCTCGAGCGTGCGCGGTTCCCGCTTCATGAATATGAGCCCGACGTCGATCAGCCTGGCGCCGGCGCAGGGATCGCCGAGACTCACCCGCTTGCATTCGGCGGCGACCATGCGTACGTCGAAGCGACGATGGTTGTAGCCGATGAGATCCGCGCCCTCGAGCAGCCCATACACGCGAGACGCGATCGCCTTGAACGCCGGCGCCGACTTCACCAGCTCGTTGGTCAGGCCGTGCACGGCGGAGGCCTCCGGCGGGATCGCTACGCACGGATTCACGAGGGTGCCGTCGATTGTGATGTCACCGTTGGGCTCGATTCGTGCGACGGTGATCTGGACGATGCGATCGAGCTCGGGATTGACACCGGTGCTCTCGAGGTCGAATGTCGCGAGCGGCCGCGAGATCTGCAGGAGCTCGGCGACGGTGCGCAGGAGCACTGCGATGTTGTGGTGTGGGGTCATAGCCGTGTGATCTCCAACGTGAAGCGACCCTTCGGGTCAGTGACGGTGTGCTTCTTCTTCAGGTCGTCTGGCAGCTCGACGCGCGACTGCTTGCCCCAGGTGCCACGAATCGAAAAGTGACCAGCGAACGCGTTCTCGATGCCACGGAGCTGCTTCTTGAGGCGCGTGTCGAGACGGTCGAACTCCTTGCCCGCGTCGCGCAGCGCGTGCCAGCGCTCCAGGTTGGCCTCGAGCTCGGGGTCCGTCAGCACCGCGACGTCGCGCGCGGAGAGCGGAGGTTGGCAGACACCGCCGTAGAACGAGCAGCGCTGACACTCGGCGGGCTCGTCGAGGAAGTCCGGAAGCGTACCGGCGCGCTGGTGGTCGATCGCGCGCTCGGCCTTGGTGAGGAACTCCTCCATCCGATCGAGATGCGCGTCGAGCTCCACGGGCAGCAGCGAGGGCAGCCCCGAGCGATCGAGGAGCAGGAACCCGTACGGCTGGTTGGCGCCGTACAGGTAGGACAGAAGCTGGTAGCCCCCCGATCGTGTCCAAGGTGACTCGAAGAGGTCGGCGAACGTGTCGATGCGATCGACGAGCATCGGCGCCCAGGCCTTCACCTCGATCGGCGCCCGGGCGCCAGCCATCTGCAGGCGCGCGTCGACCTTGCCAGCGATCGCGACGCGGCCCTTGCGGTCCTTGAGCTCGAAGCGCTCCTGCTGGCCGACGATCGAGAACGCGGGCTCGGCGTCGCGGCCGATCCTCGCCAGGTCCGACAGCAGATCGCGCTCGCGGTCATCGCCGCGGCGGAACTTCGCGAGGACCTCGGCGGGGAACGGCGGCTGCTGGTCCGGATGCGTCATCTCCAGAACCATTCGCCTATCGCACTTCCGCCACGACGACGCGTAGACGTACGGATGCGGCAGGCCCGTGCGACGACCACGCGTGAGGAAGGCCTCCCACGCCTGGTGGACGCTCTTTGCGATCTCTGGCGCCGTCAACGCAGCTGTCGTCGCCGGTGTCACCGGCGGCTCCGTGATTGCGGCGGCGGATCCTGGTTGCCGAAGATGTCGCCCGCGGTCATCGTGTTCGCGGGCTGTTGCGGCGCCTGACGAGCGGCGTTGGGCTGCTCCGCTGGAGCGTCAGTCGTGGTCGTGTCTGGCTTCTGCTGTTGCCGCGCGGAAACTTCGGCGACCCACTTCTGTGCGTCGATCGACCACTTCCTCGCTTCGTGTTTCCTGTAGTCGGGACACCCGTAGAAGCCACCGCGCGAGTTGCTGCGGAAGACCGCCGTCGCTCCACAGACCCCGCACTTCGGCGGCTCGACCTGCGGCTCCTTCTCGCTGGCGCCGCCGGCGCGCTCGACGCCGGTCCCGAAGCCGCGCCCCTTCCGGCAGTGCTCCCAGCTCTTGTTCGTACCGAGCCAGGCCTCCTTCAACTCCTCGAGGGGAACGGTCTTCAGGCCGGCGAGCTCGCGGACGATGCGTCCGTTCAGGTTCGATCGCGCGGCCTTGCGCACGGCGAGGTCGAGCGCAACGCCCGTCTTGTCCTTGCAGAAGTCGTCGGTGGACTGGCGACCGCCTTCGACCGATTCCGTTTCCTGCGTCGTGATCTTCGAGCGGCCGTCGCCCTGGATGATGTACATGAACGACTGGCCGTCGCTCGCCGTGATCTTCTCGGGCTTACAGACGTTGAAGATCTCGATGGAGAGAATGTCGCGGATGCGCTCGCAGCCGGCGTCCTGCAGGTAGCCGGTGACGCGATCGTCGGGCGACTTGAACAGCACCCAATCCTCTGGCGACGTCATGCGGATGCCGCGCTTGCGCGCCGTCTCGAGCACGGTGATGCGCGCTTCGATGACTTCAACGGCCTTGCCGCGGA